TACAGCTTATTTTGAAGGCGATCTATGTTCATTAACCAATGGTTTATTGGTAACTGATATGGGTAGTGCAACTACAGGTTCTGTAATCGGAGCTTTTTTCGGAGCAGAGTATGCTGATAACTCTACAGGTGATGTTAAATTTGTACGTTCAATTGCCAATGGCACAGTTGCTAAAGCACAATATAAGGCTTATGTCTATGACAATCCTTTCTGTATTTTCAAAATACAAGCGGATCAAGATACGACAGCTTTAACTGCAGCTATGGTTGGCGCGAATTTACAAATTGTCGCATCCCCTAGTGGATCAGCAGTTACTCACAAGAGTGGTTTAGTAGCAGATTCCAGCACGGAAGCTGTAACGCAAGGATTCCCACTACAATTTTTAGGTAGTGCGGAAGCACCTGATGCGGGATACAGTTCAGCAGGAACTACTATGGACATACTTGTGAAGATTAACACTCACCTTTGGTGCAACACTGATGGTAATACAGGTATTACGTAATTTTTTTTAGAGAGGAAATTAAACTATGGCTATATCAAGAGCACAACTCCTTAAAGAATTAGTACCTGGCTTGCATGCAATTTTCGGGTCTGAATACAATAGATACGAAAATGAAGCAGCGGTCCTTTTCGATGAGGAAAAATCAAATAGAGCCTTCGAAGAAGAAGTTCTTTTCCCAGGTTTTGGGGAAGCTTCTGTAAAATTTGAAGGTGCACCTGTATCTTATGAAGATACTGGTGAAGGTTGGGTAGCAAGATATACTAACGAGACTGTTGCTATGGCTTTCGCAATTACTGAGGAAGCTATGGAAGACAACTTGTATGATAAATTGTCTACTCGATTAACTAAAGCTTTGGCTAGATCAATGGCTGCGGCTAAACAAACTAAAGGTGCCAATGTGTATAACAGAGCATTCAATTCTAGTTATACGGGTGGAGATGGTGTAGTACTATGTTCTGCAGCTCATCCACAAACATATGGAACTAATGGTTCTAACACTTTCGCGACTCAAGCAGAACTTTCAGAAACTTCTCTGGAGAATGCATTG